GTCATCAAAAGCAAGCTTTCTCAATTCAATAGCTTCCTCTGCTATACCAGCAAATTCAGTTCCAAGCTTTGGAAAGTCAGTAACAATTCTTGCTTTAACTTCTTCTGGAGTAAGCTTCACTTATATCCTCCACCTTTTGCTTTATACATCCTAGCTAGCATCTGTGCTTTTCTTGCTGACCATTGCCCTGGTCTGCCACCTTTACCACCAGCTTTGATTCTGTTGAATAAACTTTTTCTCATAGAAGGTTTGGTATAATTACCAGCTGCGTTTACTGCCATTATGCTTTATTCCTTTTACTAATTGCTTTTGCTTTGGCTCTAGCATCTGCCTTCGAACTAGCACCCCAAGCTCTTAAACTAAGAAGAAGTCTGGTAGGCTTTCCCTTAGAATCTCTTTCTGGACCACGCATCCCACCCATCCTTGCTAAGAAAGAAGCACGTCTAGGATTATCACCACTCTTCACTGGTGGCTTAAGAGTACCTTTCTTATAGCTTGCTCTGCCTTTAGCATTCAAACCACCTTTAGGATTCTTACCTTCTTTTCTTTGCCAAGCTGGAGTTTTAGCCATAGTTACCTCACATTCAACAATAACCATAAATATTTTAACGAGCTTTTCAAGAAAAAAATGTTAGTGAGGTATCCATTGTAGGGTGGGGTATGCTAGTTTTCCTCCCCCCCTACACCTGTACTATCCTAGATCGATAGACACTTTTATGTCGCCAGCGTGTAGATGCATATGCTTGTCTGGTGCTTTATATCCAGCTCTATCCAGTATATCTTTGCTAGCTTCTAGTTGCACGTACTCACTCTTAGCTGATTCACTTAGTTGCATGAGCCTTATACTAGCTTTCGTAGCATTCAATCCTATACTATTCATAATTAATGATTGCATATATTGTTGTACCTTGTGTGTACGTAATGCCTTGCTTGCACTGACTCTACCACTATCTCCCTTTGCATATCCAGCTATTTGTGATGCTTCGGTTATGGTACATCCAGTTGCTACTAATGTATCTACTAATAGTATCTGTCTTGGTGTTAGTTCTTTTGTTAGTTCGTTCATGTGTTATTCTCCTATTGATGTTTTATTTAGATCATTATCAACTAGTTATTGTCAAGAGCATATTTATCCTGTTGGGCGATTTAACAGGCTGTCGTGAATCAAGCCACTTCATGTCTTGACCCTGCAGTCGCTTCGCTTTGTGCGACGGGCTTCCATCCTTATCGCGTGAAAATCGAGATAAAATAGCAAAACTGACTTAGAAATGAAGACGGCTCCATTTCTAGAGTAAGTGTCACTATTTTCCTTCAATTTTATATTGAACATCAAAACTACGTAATGATGTACTGTAGAATATGACTTATTATAAAATGAGCGCCATGCGATATTGTATCATACGAATGATGACTGTTAGAGCAACGAGTATGTAAACAAGAAAATACTGCCTTGCCGTAGTCACATAGCTAAACCATTGCTACTTGTTTCTAAGGAAACAACCAAAGCTCCTAACGAAACTTTGGATTTACATTGCACACAAACCCAACGGTGTTATTGCTACATTGTTGTCGCACGTCATGCTTCGGTGCAACAAAATGTAGTCAATTTTTCTTGTTGACAGACACGTCACTCCAAAGTCTTAGGGTCGATAGTCGCAGGACTATTTTCTACTAAGTATGTAGGATGGTCTAACGACTAGAGTATAGGACTAACGTATAGCATAACTGGTCACTATGCATACAGTTCTATACTCTGACCACGCGTAAACATATAGTTAACAAAAGGAGATATATTATGACTATATTCAATAAAGAACTAACTAAAGTATGTGCTGAACTAACTAATACAACACACTACTATATGCTGAATACTATGGCATATAATATACACAAAAAGCTACACGAAAGAAATGAAGGTACTCGTACTGGAATTGATGGTGTAGTAAAGAATGCAGTAACTGGTCTTATTCACTATGTAGAAAGACTAAATGGAACAGTTGAATACTGGTCTGGTAAAATAGCTACACTAGATCAAAAGATAGCTGAAGAATTAAAAGTTACTAATGGTGTAATACATAATGATGACCGAATATTACGTGATGATAACGGTGATCCAATGTATGGTGAAAGCTTAACTCAAATGATGAATGAGCATGAAGATGCAACTGATTCAAGAGAAGTAGCAGAGCTAAGAATTGTTGATGCAAAAGCAGAGATTGATGCAATGCAAAAACTATACAATGCTATCGTACTAGACATGGATAGAGTAGCTCGTTTATGTAACACAGCAGGTATTGATACAGTAAAGATTGGTACTCGACCAGAGTTCAAGAACACAACTGGTATACAATGGGCTAAACCAAAAGCACCAGAAAAAGAGAGAGCAGACATCAAAGACAGAGTTGCTCAATTCCTAGCGAAGAAAGGAGTAGAAACAGCAGAATCTAAATAATTAATCACTAACATGGGTGGGTGTAACAGCCCACTCATACAACACATGGAGAATAAAATGGGATACAATTCATTTAAAAAACTAAAAGCTGAATATGATGAAATACAGAATCTATTAAATAATATCATAGGTATTAAGAATTGCCATAGAAGAATACTAGAAGATTCAAAGAAAAGATGGTTCGGTGATGATGATGTTGATATGCACGATCCAGTATTCGATATAATGATGCACTATCAAGATTGGTTATACATGAATGCAAGAATGAAAGACATTTATGATAGAGCAGTATGGAAACTAGAAGAAATAGAAAAAGAAGGTTGTTTACCAGCAGTTGTAAATCACTATACAAGTAAAGAATTGAAAGGAGAATATAGCAGATGGGGATGTTAACTAATAAATGGTATGGGCTAGCTAATATATGTGCTGGCTTTTTATTCATATGGATATTCATGTGGCTAGATAATTGGTTGGCTACAATATTCATGCTCAACTCAATGATATGGGTTGTATTCGGATGGATAATATTAGATGAAGCATTAATGGAGAAATCAATTGATAAGAGAAATACTAAAAGGCTTAATCGTATTCGTAATAATAATCGTATGGGTAAGTCTTGCATAAAATATAAGTAATAATTGTAGTAGTCGTGAACTAAACAACACGGCTACTACTACAAACTTCAAGTCGGCCTGGAGGTTTCAGAGGTTCTAGCATGAAAAAGCAATTATGTTTATTGATTCAAATATATTTTGATAGTAAACTTTTTGTACGTAATTCAAACAAGTTCATAGAGGAGAGAGAACATGAACAAAAATCAACAGAAATATATACCAGAAATTGTAAAAGAATTTACAAACTTATTCGATCATCCACTTGATGCAGAAAAGTTTTTGAACAAACTCAAAGACTCAAAGTTTCAAACTGCAATCAGATACTATGCAAGCTACTACAATTCACATGAAGGTGCCGTAATCGAAATGATAAACAAACTAACGATTGATAGTATTGAAAATAAAATGTTGTGTAAAGAATACGAAGATAAACAAGATGCTCAAAGACTCAATGAAGATATTAATCTGGACAAGATCATGGCTCATGCTATGCCAGGATACAAAACATGGGAGAACAAAAATGGGTAGAGTCAAAGACACTTTATTACATGATGAAGCTATGAACACATGGTGGCTCATAGAATCAAAAATCAAAAATGCTTCACACGTGGAAGAACTAAGTATGATAGTATCATATGCAATCAACGAAGGAAAAAAGAATCCTACGCTTGGTTCAATGAACTACATTGCAGATCACATCAGTGAACTGTGGAATGAAATACATAACCAACAAGGAGTATAGTTATGAAATTATTTACTGACGATATAATCAAAAAACTAAAATCAAATGCAAAGCTAGGTGACGTACCACTAGCTAAAGCAAAACCAGTATGCAAATTCTTTGCACCACATGGAAGCTGGACTTGGTATCCATTCTCTATGGATGAAGATGGATATTGTTTTGGCTTAGTAGTTGGACATGAAATAGAATACGGTATGTTTCATAGATCAGAACTAGAAGAATATGTTGGTCCAATGGGACTACGTATTGAACGTGATTTATATTGGTCAGCAGAAATGTATGAACTTATATCTGCACATCACAGAAATATGTTTGTAGGATAATACAATGAAGATGACATTGATGGATTATATACAAGCTGATATAGATGCAGAGCTACATGAGTATGCTAAACATGAAAGACATATCAATGATGTTGATGGTTTTTATGAAGGTATGCTAGCTGGTAGACATGAGTTTGCTGAACAACTATGGGATTTAATTAACAAATGGAGAATCAAACATGGCAAAAGAGAATAATCATTTTAAAAACTGGATTGAGTTTCATAAGAACAATCCACATATATACCCTGAGTTTGAGAAGAGAATACTAAACTATTCACGGTATGTAGATCGTGGACTCAATGCACGTTTTGTCTTTGAACAAATGCGACTGGATTATCGTATCAAAACAGTCAACAACAAAGGTGAGAAGCTTGAGCCATACAAGATGCCAAACGAAATGATGACGTACTACTCAAGGTATTTTGTACACAATCACCCAGCGAAGGATGGTTTGTTTGTCCATAAAACAATCAAATATGAACCTGACTTCTCAATTATCTAATCAACGAAAAGCTAATGGCATGAGTCAAGAGCAGCTGGCTCATGTCATTGGTGTTGATAGAACTACCTTGCAAAGATGGGAGAATAATAGTAAGACTCCAAGCTTATATAACTTTTGTTGCTGGGTAGAATCTCTTGGGTTACAAATCGAGATCAAAGAAAAAAATAAAATCACAGAAAATAACTTGTGAATCTTGTTCTGTTTATACAGACTTATTTGTAGCTATTCTAAAAAGTATTACACCTACTAAACATTATTTAATATGTTTGGATTGTTATCAGAGGGACATATGGCAAACAAAAATCGCAACAAAGGAAGCTACCATGAAAGGTGGTTCGTCAAATGGTTTACGTCGCAAGGCTTCAAAGCAAAACGACAACCGTTGTCTGGATCATTGGGAGGAGAATACTCAGGAGATATTATCCTCAACATCAAAGGGCAACGACTGGTAGCTGAAGTAAAGTACAGAGATAAAAGTAATTTTCCTAATCCTTTCAATGTGTTAGACAAACGTGACATAGCGTTGTATAAAAGAAAGGTAGGTAAACCAAACACTCTTGTCATCATGAGTGGAGAACAATTTGTAAAATTAATAGGGGAATAATATGTCATTTATATTGATGGCTCATGCAATGAAATTGGAAATACCTGATCCGTATGCAAAGTGGTTATTACTTTGTCTTGCTGATTATGCAAACGAAGAAACAAGATCATGTTTTCCAAGTGTCAAAACATTATCAAAACGTACAAGCATAAGTGAATCAACACTATATGTAAAACTAAACTGGCTGGAGGAACATGGTTACATATCTAGAATATCAGGTACACATAATAAGTCAAACATTTATACTGTTAATCTAGGAGTACTCCGAGAGTCGGAGGGGGTACTCCGACAGACGGATACTAACCTATCATCTAACCTATCAAAAACAAATAGAAGAAGAAGAAAGTCTTTGAATGATGGTTGGAAACCATCGTCAAAGTGCTTATCGAATCTCAAAGAAAAGTATGGAGAAATAGATTATGACAATGAAACCGATAAGTTCATTAACTACCACCTTGCAAAAGGGAGTGTCTTTGTCGACCCAGAAAGAGCGTACCTCAACTGGATCAGAAATGCAGTTAACTTCCAAGCAAAAGACAAACGCTTTGAGCAATTTAAAAAAGATAAAGTATCCAGCGGAAACCGATCTGGCTCTTCGATATATGCTAGACTCCATAACAAACTGCACAACTGACTCCAAATATACCAATATTTATCTGCCAACAGAAGATGTATATAAACGTGCGAGGACAGCCGTATTAGAAAAACTGGTACCTTTGCCTATGGAAGAGCTGATTCAACGCCTGACGCACCTTACAACGCTAATGAAGATGCCTTTTGGGTTTACTTCACCAGATGATATTGCAGTTCGTATCAAATCAATGGCTTACAAACTATCAGATGTTCCGGCTGACATAACAATCTATGCTTTGGAATACGTTTTGGAAAATCAAAAAGAGTTTCCATCATGGTCAGAGATAGCTGCCATAACAAATCCAAGAAAAAAACGGAGAGAAGATATACTGATTAACATTGACAAAAGGGAGAATACAAATGCCATCACCAATAATACCACTTGATTATGTAGCTGAAGTACTCAATGAATCTGGTAAAAGATTCTACATATCAGAATATAAATGGAGTAACAACGGTGGCAAATGTAAGTATCGCAAAGGTGAAGAAACCTATGAGGAAGATGCAAACAAATTTGTTCATGAAAAATTTAGTAAATATAATTGGTGGCATAATAAACACTCAACTTACTGGGGATTTGTTGAGAATACAAATGTAGAAACATTTGAAATGGAATGGAATAAAATAACCATTGATGTAAAGATCGAACACTTTGGTTATTGTCTACAGAAAAATGGTGGATCACATCATCATTGCTATGAATACCAAGCAAGAGGTAATAAAGTAGAATTTGTAAAACAAAAGAATGGTCTTTTCTATGCAGAAGATACTATTAAATTACCAACTACAAGCACTGGCTATCGTTCTGGTCATATAATAAGAAGAGATGCTAGTGAGTATATTAAAGCCAACGAACTAAAAGAATATATACTTAGTGAACTTGGAGAACCACCAGCACAAGGAGATTTGTTTACATGAATAAAATAGTTTTATATAGTTTACTTACTGTTATGCACTTTGATACTGAAGAAGCTTGCCAGATGTGGTCAGATAAAATCTATGGCGAGGGATACAAGTGTCATAAGACATACAAGTATGAAGAATTTTATTTAGAGAAACTACCATTAGAAAGACCAAGGATAGAGTATTATGGATATAAAAAAGTACAGCCATAAAATAAAAGTATTTCACGATAGATGGTTAAAGAAACCAAAAGAAGTTGAGATATCATTACCATATGTGCCACAAGAATTTATCAGACCAGATGAAGTGGTCGAGTCATTTCATATTGATTGGGAAGAAGAGAAAAAAAAGGGCAACAAAAAGTTACCCTAGTTTGAGTAGGCACGTTATATTATGACGATATAAACATTAGAATAATATATTAGTTGCAAATAATTGTAAATAGTATATCATAAAAAAAAGGAGAGAGAGATGGAGAGAATCGGTTTTATCGGTGGATCAGATGCTGTGCAGATTATGCATGGTAACTGGCAGAAACTATGGGAAATCAAAACTGGTAAAGTGCAGCCAGATGATTTGTCAAATAATTTTACAGTACAATCTGGAGTTTGGAATGAGCAGTTCATACTTAACTGGTTCGAAAAGCAGAGCCAGTTGAGTATTGATAAACAACAAGTATCTGTATACAAAGATCATCATGGAGTTCCACTCAAAGGAACAATCGACGCGACCATCAAGAGTCAGTCGGCGATTGTGGAAGCTAAAGAAACAAATCAGTTTAATAACTTTGACAAACAATTACAAAACTATATGCCACAAATACAATTCTATCTTGGTATATCTGGATATAATGATTGTTACTTTGCTAATAAATTTGGTAATGTAAGATTTGATTACAAGAAGATTTCATTTCATCAAGGCTATTATACTAACATGATGGTGAAGATCAGATTGTTTTGGGATCATGTAAAGAATGAAACACCACCAGATGATATAGACTATGAGCCAGTAGATACAAATGACATTCTTGTAGATGATATGGTTAGACGTGATGCTTCGAAAGACAATCACTTTGTAAGTCTTGCACATACATATTTAGAAACACAAGAACAAGCTAGCAAACATGAAGTAGCAAAGAAAGAATTAAAATCACTAATGCTTACAAATGAAAGAGAGGTATACTGTGAGCAACTATCACTAAAGAAAGACAAACGAGGTTCTATTAGAATATCATCAAACAAAGGAGAGAGAAATGGGTGACCATACAAGTATTTATATTGCAGTAGAAGCTGCAAGAACAAAATTCAAACCAATCAAACAATCTGGTAAAGCACAATACGGTGCGCACTCTACTATCAAAGATATCATGGATTCAGTAGAGATGGCTTTATTTGCAGAAGGTGTATTTATCAACCATGAAATACGTGTTGATTTTACTACTGGTGTACCAGTGGATATACTGGTTACAAGATTGATTCACATTACTACCAAAACAGAAATGAAATCTGAGATTGTACTTAATGGTATGAATCGTGGACCACAAGGAACTGGTAGTGCTATTACGTATATGCGTAGGTATTCATTGCAAACTATGCTGAACTTAACACCAGATAAAAGCACAGAAGATGATGGTGATTTTGCATCAACTGGAAAAAGAAAGACAATATAGGAGGTCAATATGTCAGACAAAGAATATGATAGTGAGAATAGTGGAGCCGTTTTCCCACCATTCGCAGATCAAAAATACATACTACAAGGTGAGATCGACATTGAAAAATCAAAACACAAAGTCGTTGTTGTCAAAGGTAAAACAAAACAAGGTGTAGATATTATAAAGTTCTATACTGAATTGTGTGCAATTTTTCCCAACCAAAGCACAAATCAAAATGCACCAGACTATACCGGAAAGTTAAATGATTCATGGAATGTAAAAAATAATCGTATTGCTGCCTGGGTAAAAGAATATGGTGATCCATCAGGTCAAGATAAAAAATATATGAGCCTTCAGTTCTCTGAACCTCAGACAAAAGAAACTCTTGATAATACTGAGAAAACAAGTAATGATTCAATAGATGACGAGATACCGTTTTAGTGTCCATGTTACACAATCTCTCTCTTTTGTCATGGACATAGGGGGTAGGTGAATACGTATTCTCCAGTTTACCTACTCCCACAATAGGAGAAACAAATGAATAGATCACAATTCCTCAGAGAAGTTGGGGATACTTTAACAACAAGACAGCATACCTACGGACATCCCAGTGAAAATCTAAGATCAATAGCTAAATGCTGGTCAGAGTTTAAAGATGAAAAGTTTAATTATCTTGATGTTTGTATTATGATGATACTTACAAAAGCTATCAGACTAAAAGAAGATCCTTTACATTTAGATTCTTATAAAGATATAGCTGGTTATTCTGCTTTGGCTGCAGAACTTATAAGTACATTAGTTCGAAATGGGGACCATCAAGAAATGGACGACGACCTTGAGAACGACGAAGATCAATGTATGAATTCATAGCATCTTCAGCAGTACCTTTATAACTAGTAATACTACCTTCACTCCAAGCTGCACCCCATTTGATTGGAATGTTACCTAATTGTTTTGATGCATCTTTCATAGCATCACAAAGATCATCATAAACATTCAGTTCCCAGCAAGCCTTGCCAGAACAGTAAGCCATAAGGTCAACAGCATGGGCGAAGCCGTCTGTTTGTAATAGATGATAACTTTTATTAGTTTGTGATCGACCAGCTTTAACAAGTTCTTCTTGCTCAGCTTTTGTACGCACTCCATAAGTAACACCAAAGTCTACTTTAGTTAATGTAATAGCAAGCTTTACAACATTAACTAGCTCTGGATGTACACCTTCTAATTTACTTAAACTTCTTTTTGATAAGCTAAACATTTATCCTCCAATCTTAAATTTAAAATCACTACTTTTATTTGTTGTTAATGGCATCTTAACTTTTATTTTTACACCATTAATATTTAATCCATCCCATGTAGGTGATAGTGTAACAACATTCCAATCTTTGTATAAAATTTCTTGTGCTAAATTAATTCTATTACCACCACCAGTTCTATCTAAAGCGATACCAGCTAATGGATTATCTAAATCTACTTTTAATGGATTAGTTTCTGGTTGTTTTAATACAAAAGGATTTTTATCATCATCAGATAAATTAGAAACATAAGTAAAATTATTTGTTTCACTTGCAGAAGGTGTATAAACAGATTGAACAGTATTAGAAACAAAGTTCTCTGTATTTTTAACAGGTAAACCACTACCACCTTGACCTGTACCAGTTCCCTCTGGATTCTTATAATACTTATCTCCTACTGTACCAGGTGATTTAGTTCGATAAGTATCTTCTTGTTTTCTAAACTCTTCCTTTTGTTGAGCAGTTACTTTTGGTTTATCATCTTTAGTCGTACCATCTGGTCGTACTTTTGGTCCAGCAGTCCCAATAGATTTCGTCAGACTTTTTTTTTCTTTTGCTCTAAAAGTTTCAGCTTTTTGTTTTTTAGAAGCTTCTTTTATTTTATTTTGTTGTGCAGCTTTCTTACCTGTGTTTGCTGTAAACTTACCTTTTACTCCATATCCATCAACAAAAGCCATTATTTCTTACCTCCAAAAAATTTAGTTGCTGATCTTATACCAAATGATGCAGCAATCACCACACCAAAACTATATGTATACCATGCTGGAGCTTGTTCCAATGCTTGGAATCCAGCAAATGCCATTTGCCTTGTGTCGTCATTAATAAAACAAAGAAGGAATGGTATGGATAACAATATAGTAATCCACTCATCTTTCCAGCTAGATTGTGTAGCTTTGATAGCTTCCAAATCCCAGTCAATCTCACCAGTCAGTTGTTTCTTTTGTATCTCTGCTTTTACTTTTTG